GGGGTGTGTGCACACTCTATTGTGCACCGGGGGTCGAAGCGTGCTTGGAGCTCGGCTTCGCTCGTTCCGTGTACTCGAGAACTCTTTCGAGCTCTCGCGTGCTGGGGCGGATACGCATCGGAGGGGTGGGCCTGTGGCGCTCCCGGTGGAGCTGTTCTAGCATCATAGCTAGTTGCTCACCAGTTGGCTCCAGGTTTAGCACGTCAAGTGCTATTCCCCGCTCCTTTTCATCCATGCTCAGCAGCACGCGGATGACATGTTCGTTAGTTGTCATAGAACCGATTGCTGTCGCTAACTTGATGCCCTGTTGGGCTGCATCAATTGCGTTTTCCAGCCGGTTAACAACCGAGCCGCCATCCCTGCTGAATACCTTTCCAAGACTCTTGGCTACGCCATCTAGGCCGCCAAAGATCGCGGGTGAGGCCTTCTTTGCGAAGTCCCAGACATCACCCCAGAAACCGTCAGGGCCAACGTGACGCGGAAGAGAATACAACGGTAAATTCTTCAGCATCACGCCCCGATAGTCCTGGAATGACTGTGGGTCTAGGATCGTTTGGTTGACATTGAGAAATTCAATAGTAGGTAGAACTCTCGCCTCCCAAACCGCAGTGACCACAATCCGGAAAGTGGCTAGGCTGGCTGATGCCGCCGGCAAACCTTCATAGGAAAACACCACAGAGGTGGCTTCCAAATTTAGGGTCGCCGTTGGCACCTGCCACGCGTAGTCCGACTCATCTCGGGCGGGTATCCAGCACATCTTCCACTCGTCAGACGGGGTGTGGGCCGCCACTACACTTGGTTCATCACGCAAGTTTTGTGGTAGCCGCAACAAATCCCCATCAAGCGGGTTGATGTTTAACAAGCACACGTCACCGTTTCGGGCGTCAGCAACGGAGCGACTATGCACCGTCAGGTTGATAGCAACACAACGGTAGTCGTCATACATTGCAGCCCAGCTGCCGGATCCGTAAGCATCGGAGAAGGAATCAGTCAGGACTGACCCACCAGTATCGTAGGTCACTCCCCAACCGATGTGAGCGCGGGCACAAGGACGCACACTGACTGCCAAGAATGAGGCAAAGCCGAGTGCGCCGTCCGCCGCGGTCAGGTTCACCGTAGTTGAAGTGGAAAACACATAAGTACTATCAGTATCACTGATAGGTGCTCCCACTAGTGGTTCACCCGAGTTCACGTACGTGTCCGCATGCAGTTGCATCAGGGCAGCGCGCTTAGCTGTTAAGTCACGCTCCGCCTTCATTATCTGCATGGGGTCAGGTACGGTGCGGCGCCTACGCCGTCTCCGTTTTGGCTCCGGAACTGGAGCCTTCTTGGACCTCCCATGGGACTGAGTTTTCTGTCTGGTAGTCGACATCGTGGTGATTTTAATGACTTTTCTGTCGTTCCGGGGCCCCCCCCTCCAAGGGCCCCGGACACTATTAAAACCACCACCTCCGACTATTTAGTCCACCAGACAGGGCGCCCTTATTGGGCACCCTCCCCCGCCGGTTGCGGTGGTTGTCCACCGCCCGGCCGGCCCGGGGAGCCTGTCCTCGCTCCTCCGTGGGCCTTACCCCGACTCCTCGACCGTGCCTTCTTGCGCCGGTCGGCGCGCTTGCGATTGCGCGTCTTGGCAGATGGTTCCATTGTCTGCCCATCAACCGGTCCTTCACTCAGCCCTGCGTCCTTTGACGGCGCCTTGGGCTTCTTCTTAGGCCGGGATTTCCTCTCACCTTCCACCTTCTTGACCTCCGGCTCCACCTTTGGGGGTGGGGGTGCGGTCTTGGGTGGGGTCACTTTCTCCGCCTGCTTCTTCTTGGGCGGGCCCTTCGCGACCCTCGCTGGCTTACTCTTGCGGATGGTTTCGACCACAGGAGGTTTGCGGGCCACCTCTCGGGGCCGGTCTTCCTTCGTGTCGTCCACCTGCTTCGTCTCTGCCTCGCGTGGGGTTGCTCTGGGTTCCTTACCTTCCTTCGCCTCCCTACGTTTCTTGGGGGCGGCTTTCGGCTTGGCGGCGCCCGCTTTCGCGGGCTTAGGTTGCGGCTTCGGGTTGGGTCCCACTCTCTCGCCGTCTATCACGGCGGCGATGGTGGCAACAGGAGGGGTGTCGTCGTAGAATCCGGGACAAGCCATCAGCTCGTCCACGGACATACACTGCTCCAACCATTTCAGGAAACTGGACACGTCTAGTCTAGGGACACTAACCTCGGCAACGTAGGCATCAGCCCACGAGGAACACTGGTTTGGCCAGTTGACTTCCTTGTCAAACCGGCCCCACCAGGTCCCGTACCTTTGGTTCGTCTCCTCAGACAACTCATCCCGTATATTCCCGGTGTTATGGTATGAACCATTAGCCAGGAGGTAGGCCTTACGCACAAACGGGCCAATAACGGGAGTGTTGACATCAGTCGCCACGAAGCTTCGTACCTTCTCCGCCAGCTTAATCGCTGGTCGGTCGGGTGTGACCACGGTGAGGTGCAACTTCCGTAACTGGCGTTGCACATCACATATGGAGTTGGGGTCCCCGCACCAGACATCGGGACCGTAGAAGCGGGAAAGGAAATTCACGCCGATCTCACCGCGCGGTATAGACTCACCGGTAATCGGGAATCCTACCATCGCACCAGCCGACCTGAGCGCTTGCGCGGG